AACATGATGGACGGTAAGACATTTCCTAGTTTGAAGTTGATGAAGAAGATTAGAGAAACTTATGACATGCCATTGGGGAGTTTTTGATGGTAGATAAATTTGAACAGCGATACCATCATGCTAATAACTTATTAACTGTGTACAGCCAAGATAGAATAGATGATGCACAGAAAGATATTGACGAGTATCTAAGATTAAAAGAAAAGGTAAAACAATACGGAGGGATAAAAATGGGAAAGTATAAACAGTATATACAGGAACAAGATGACAAAACATGGCGTGAGATACAAACCATGTGTTTAGAAAATGAGACTGTAGAGGAAGTATTGAAAATATGTGATCAAAAGATGATTAGTGGTAAAATGTATTTACCATTAGGTTATTGTTGGAATGAGTTTGAAGAGGAAGTGAGAGAACTCTGGCAAGAAGTATGGTATGACAAACAACAGGAGGCAAGGAATGAGTACGAGCAAGAACAAAATAACACTTGAATTTGACGATTCATTTTACGAACAGCGATTGATTGACATTTTAGGTGACACAAAGCTGACAGCGTTTCAATTAGGATTGATTAAAGATTATTATAAGATTGCATACAGGCAAGGTGAGAATAAAGGTATAAACACAATGTTAAGGAGAGTTGGCTATGTTGATAAGAAAACATCAAAACCGTAGGTTTAACAGATTATCCTATATGGCAAATGATGGTAGAGCAAAGGCTGTACTGAAGAAATATTTAATTAGCAGAGGTCATAAGATTACAGACGATAAAGAAAACTTCTCATGGGACTTGTCTACAGTAGCAGATTCTGGCTGTGCAAGTTTTTGGGAAGTAGAAGTTAAGAATCAATGGGGTAAGGTATGGAATGATAGTTGGAAAGAGGTCAGGATACCACAGCGTAAACAAAGATTGATTGACAAATTTTACCACGAGACAAACAATGCAAAAGAGTTTGCACAGGATAATAACTTGCCTGAATTTATCAAACCATATCAGCTGACATTTGTAGTATTGAACAGGCATTTGGATCAAGGGTGGTTTATTCCACATGATGTACTAGAAAAAAGTCCTGTACAGACTATACAGAACTCACGGCATGTTGACGCACCACATTTAAAAGAACCGTTTTTTCATGTGGATGTTAAACATGAAGATATTTATAAATTAAAATTGGACAGGATGGATGGATAAAGTAATTAAAGCATTAAAAGAAGCTAGTGTGTCAGTAGCCTGTGGCTTGGATGATGGTGTGCTATACAGAAAAGATATAGAACACATACAGAAACAGATTACTATTATTGAGAATTTTTTAGAACCTTTTATTGTAGAGGAACTTACAGAGATGCGTAAAAAATGAAGTGTTACAATTGCCATACAGAATTAATCTGGGGTGGAGATCACGATTGTGAAGATGACGAGGAGCATGAGATAGTGACAAATTTGACTTGTCCTAACTGTGGAGCTTTTCACTTAGTATATTGGGGTAAGAGAGAGAAGGATGAACAAAGCGAGAGACAGACGATTAAAAACGACAGGTAAGTGGTTTGCTAAACAGCAACAAGGTAAGTTGTGGATTAACCACATTTTTCCTGTATTGCTAGTCATTAGTCTCATATTGCTTTTGGTAAACATATGAAAGATAAAGGAGTAAACATAAATGCTTACGTGGATGCAATGGCTGTACAGGAAGGTGTTACACTTCGTAGTGACTGTCCTGTCTGTGGTCATAAAAATAGTTTTAGTGCTACTAACGTGGGTGGCAGTGTGGTTTATAATTGTTTTTACGCTGACTGTGGGATCAGTGGTAAAATCAAGCATGGACTGTTATCACCTAATCGTCTACAGCAACAGAAAAAAAGATTAGATTTAAGTATGTACAGGCAGTATTTCGTGCCTGTGTCTAGGTCACAAAAGGCTGTACAGTATATAAGAGATAATAATATCTATCATGCTTACTCCCAAAAGTTGGCGAATCTAGAACATGACGTTAGAGAGAACAGGGTGGTGTTCTTAATTTATGACGCTGACAATATTCTAATAGATGCTGTGGGTAGGTCGCTGACAAATAGGAAACCAAAATGGAAGCGATACTGTTCTGGTCGTGTACCATTCATGACAAATAATAAAAGTGACACTTGTGTAATCGTAGAGGATTGTGCATCTGCCTGTGCAGTAACACAAGCTGGATTAGTGGGTGTGGCATTGCTAGGGACAAACTTGGTTGACAATTATGTGAACTACATCAGGAAGTTCAAAACAGCAATCGTTGCTCTTGACAAAGATGCTAGTCATAAATCGCTTACAATTTCTAAAAGTTTATTTACACATATGTCTGTACATAATCTTTTTATAGAGACTGACATTAAGACATGGGACACTGACAAAATTAATGAGAGATTCAGAGTGTATAGTTCATGACAATAGAAAAGCAATTACTAGCACACTGTTTAAAGAACGACTTCTATCAAGAAGTAAATGACATTATAGGAAAGGAGATGTTTGCCAATGGAGTGGGTACTATATTCGATACTATTGCTTTTGCTCATGTAAAATACAATAGTGATATTACTGTAGAGGAACTTGTTAATCTTCACAGAGACAAGTTCCCTGCAATGCCAGATAGTAGTCGTGATATGATAGAAGAAGTTATTAGAGATTTAAAAAACTATACAGGCAATTCAGAGTTAGCAAAAGACTTAGTGACAAACTTTTGGAGGAGAAGCCAAGCTCATGAGATAGGTTCAAAAGCCACTGACATTTGGTTGGGTCACAATGGTGACTACGCTGGACTGCAAAGTTTGGTTGACAATTTGGTTGACAAACAGCCGACAGATGACAGTAATTTTGTAAGGGTAGATGACAATGTATCACAGTATTTAGAAAGCTGTGACAAAGGGTTTGACTTTCAGTTTCAACTACCATCATTAAAAGAAAGAATAAGTGGTGTAGGACGAGGTAATCTAGGTATTATTTTTGCTAGACCAGAGACAGGTAAGACAACTTTCTGTACATACTTAGTGTCTGAGTATATCAAACAAGGTTATAAGGTGGCGTACTTTGCAAATGAAGAACCGGGAAGAATGGTAAAGGGTAGAATATTTTGTTCCTATTTAAACAAAACAGTCAATGAGTTACGAGAGAGTGTTGACAGTGCAGACGAGGTGTACAACAACGAAATAAAACCGAAGCTGTCTTTATTAGAGGGAAGGCAGATATCTATATCAGAGATTGATAAGTTTGTCGAGGCTAATAAGCCTGACATTATCTTTGTAGATCAGTTAGACAAGGTAAGTATAAATGACACGTATGCAAGAGTGGATGAGAAACTAAGAGCTATCTATGAAACATCCAGAGCAATAGCTAAGAGAAGAAACTGCATGGTATGGGCTGTATCACAGGCCAGTTATGAAGCACATAATAGACAGGAGATAGACTTTGGCATGTTAGAAAACTCCCGTACAGGCAAAGCCGCTGAGGCTGACATTATCATAGGTATTGGTAAGAACTTTGGAGATGAAGAAGATTACATACGCCATTTGTGTGTGAGTAAAAATAAACTGACAGGATGGCATGGGGTTGTCACTTGCAGAATTGATATTAGGAAAGCGAGGTATATCCCATGATTACAGTTTTAGATGTAGAGACTACTTTTAAGGTACTACCAGATAAGAAAACGGATGCTGATCCACATACAGGAAACATGTTGGTGTCTGTAGGTTATGATTGTGAGGGCAATAAAGACTACTTGTGTTTCTACCATAAAGATAGACCACCGACTGACAATGCTAAAAGACAATTACAGGCTGTCCTTGACATGACTAAATTGTTAGTAGGTCACAACATCAAGTTTGACTTGAGGTGGTTACGAGCATGTGGATTTGTATATACAGGCAGAGTGCATGATACTATGATCTGTGAGTATCTTATAAATGGTGGTAGTAAAGTACCACTGTCTTTAAAGAAATGTTGTGAGAGATATGCCTTGTCACCAAAGAAAACTGACCTGACAGAAAAGTATTTACAGGATAAAATATCTTTCGAGAGTATACCATGGCCTATAGTACAGGAATACGGTGAAGCAGATGTACAAGTTACTAAAGAATTGTATGAGGCACAGCTTGACAATATGCCCAAGAGATTAAAAGCCACATTAGAACTGTCAAATGAGATGTGTGACTTACTAACAGATATGGAGCTTGCTGGTATACAGATTAGTAGACAGAATCTATTATCTATTAAAGAAGAGTATACAGCAGAGATTAAAAGATTAGAATCATTCTTAACTAGCGAAGTTAAACGTGTGATGGGCGACACAGAAATTAATCTGGACAGCAGTGAAGATAGATCACGAGTGATATTCTCACGAGAGGTTGTAGATAAAAAAAGATGGGCTATGATATTTAATCTTGGCTATGAAGATCGAGGAAACAGCAGACGTAAGAAGAGACCGAAAAGAATGACCTCTGCTGTCCTATCACAGAACTTAGCTAGACAGACACGATTGCTGTACAAGACTAAAATGGAATCTTGTAATAAGTGTGGTGGCTCTGGTTATTTCTATGCTATGAAGAAAGACGGCACTATAGGTAAGCAGAGAAGAATATGTAAAGCCTGTAGAGGCAAAGGTGTGGTGTACATCAGGCAGAAAGAGATAGCTGGTTTTAAGATGAATGTTAATAGTGTAGATGACATTACAGTGCATGGATTTAAAACTGATAAACATATGATTGACAAACTGGTTTCATCCGCAAATTCTCAACAAAAAATTTTCGTGGAATCTTACAGTCGCTATAATGCTATCAAAACATACTTGAAAACTTTTATAGATGGTATTGAGAGAGCAATGGATGGTAAAGATAAGATACATCCACAGTATATGCAATGTGTCACGTCAACTGGTAGACTATCTTCTAGGAATCCAAACTTTCAAAATATGCCAAGAGGTGGTACATTTCCTGTGCGTAAAGTGGTGGTGAGTAGATGGCACGGTGGTCACATTATGGAAGGTGATTACTCACAGCTTGAGTTTCGTGTGGCAGGTTTCTTAGCCAAAGATAAGAAGGTGTATGAGGACGTGGGTAATGATGTAGATGTTCACGCCTATACAGCATCCATACTAGGAGTGTCTAGACAGGATGCTAAAGCAGATACGTTCAAGCCTTTATACGGAGGGTTGATGGGTACGCCAAAGCAAGTCGAGTATTACAGGGCATTTAAAAATAAATATCAAGGTGTTACCAAGTGGCACGAAGACTTGTGCAACGAGGCTGTCACTGAACAGCAAATCACTTTGCCAAATGGACGACATTTTTCATTTGAAAATACATATAGGTTGCGTCATGGCGGTGTTACCAACTCTACTTCAATAAAAAATTATCCTGTACAAGGCTTTGCTACAGCGGATTTGCTACCTATCGCATTAGTTTATTTAAAAAACATGTTGACAATAAATAAAATGAAGACTATAATTTGCAATACAGTACATGATTCCATCGTACTTGACGTTTATCCCTCTGAGAAGGAGCTAGCGATAGACGCTTTGAAGACAGCAATGCTATCCATAAAGTCTGAATGTATACGAAGGTATAATATCGAGTATGATATGCCTATTGGAATCGAAATAAAAATTGGTAATAACTGGTTAGACATGAAAGGAGTGTTAAACATATGAACCAAACAACTATGGAGACTAAGTTGCCTGAGAAGATATCAACAGCATCTATTGAAGAGATGATGAAGATGACTGGACAGGCAGCAGACATGCCAGCAACAACAAGCAAGGGGTTGGCAAGACTATCAATAAATCACGCATCTGAGGATGAAGAAGGGAATGCTCTACCTCGTGGACATTTCTCTTTGATTACAGACGATGGTATATTCTACGGTGAGAAGGCAATGATCAGACCGTTTATGAGAACGTACTCATACTCAGTCTGGGATAATGAAGAGAGCACTTTCTCATCTATGACTGTACAGGCACCATCTTTCAACAGTGAGTTTTACGACACTGAAGGAGGATTGAAGTGTGGTCGATTAGATGCGAGAGAGCTAGAGTCTTTACCAAAGGACAGCCCTGAGTGGGTGTTACAGAAGAGTGTAAAGTGTAACCAGAATATCTATGGTGTTGTGACAC